GGACGGACGTGGCGCGATTTTCTCCCAGGCTGAGACGTTTCCTGGGGGGGTTATAATTATCAATCTCCCAGCTGGACGATTTGATCGGAACAATTATTGAATGGCTGATGGCAAATCTAATACACAAGAGCAATTCGCCAAGCTCGTCAAGATCAGTCAGCCCGAAGTTTCAAAACTTATCCGCAAGGGCACACTCACCCGCGGAGCGCCGATCGGGCAATGGTTCAATGAATATATCGACAACCTTCGCGCCCAAGCCGCGCAGCACAAGTCCGAGGATGGCATCGACGCGGTGCGCGAAGGGGCTTTACTCAAGCGCGCGCAACGCGAAGAAATCGAAATCCGGCTTGCCCAGCTTCGCAACGAGCTCTGGCCTGTCGCCGCGATCGCCCGCGTTTTGCACCAACATAACACCAATGCTAAAAACCGTTGGCTTTCTTTACCGCAGATTTATAAATCGATTTGCCCGCACATCGCTTCGCGCGATATTGATCGCCTCGACAACCTTGTGCGTGAGAATTTAAGCGAGAGCATCAATGATCAATTGCCCCCAGGTATCGTTGAACTGGTACAGCAATACTTTGCAGAGCTACACGCCGCCGCCCAAATTGACGGTCAGCCAATGGGCCGACCGCCATCGACAGCTGAGCCACGAAAGCAGCGCCGCCCCCGGTCAATGGCGCACCGCCCGCACCCCCTATCTGAGAAAAATAATGGACGAGGTTAATGATCCGGCCATCGAAACCATCGTTCTCCGTGCCAGCAGTCAGATTGGCAAAACCGAGATGCTGCTCAATATAACCGGTTATTTCATGCACCAAGACCCATGCCCGATCATGCTCATTGAGCCAACTCTCGACATCGCCGAGGCTTACAGCAAGGATCGGTTGGCGCCCATGATCCGCGACACCGCAGTCCTGCGCGCTTTAATCGCCGAGCCAAGAACTAGGGACGGTGGCAACACATTATTACACAAGCAATTTCGCGGCGGTCACGTCACATTGGTTGGCGCGAATAGTCCAAGCGGCCTAGCCAGCCGGCCAATTCGGGTTATTCTTGCCGACGAGATCAGCCGCTATTTACCTAGCGCCGGGACTGAAGGAAATCCGTTACGGCTCGCCGACCGCCGCGCTACGACGTTTTGGAATAGAAAAAAAATATACGTCAGTTCACCCGGTATCCTTGGATTGTGCAACATAACCCGAGAATTTGAATTGAGCGATCAACAATTTTATCACGTCCCATGCCATCATTGCGGCCGCCCGCAAATAATGGAATTCAAACAATTACGCTGGGATAGTGGCCGCCCCGATTCGGCGCACTATATCTGCGTTTATTGTAGCGCGACATGGAACGACGCCCAGCGCATCGAGGCCGTTATGATCGCCGAGGATGAAGGATTCGGCTGGTCGGCTACCGCCGAATTTCGCGGCGTTGCCGGACATTCAATATGGGCGATATATTCGCCTTGGATGACCCATGCCGAGATAGCAAAGACATACGTCGAGGCCAAGCATGCGCTCGATCAGGGCGATCCCGAACCGCTCAAAACCTGGACTAATACCATTGAAGGTCGCGCCTGGGTTGATGTCGGTCAGCGCGCTAACCCAGAACCGCTTGTCGAACGCCTGGAAAATTATAGCGCCGATTCGCTGCCCTGGCAGATTTTATATCTCACCGCCGCCATCGACACCCAAGATGACCGACTCGAAATCAAAGTTGTTGGCTGGCGTGCTGAGAATCGCATGGACCCCCCCGAATCGTGGATCGTTCTGCACAAGATATTGTATGGCGACCCAGCACAAACCGATTTATGGACCGACGCCGACGAGCTGCTCCTGCGCGATTATCGCACCATGGACGGCCGGACGTTAAAAGTTTCGGTTACCGCAGTTGATACTGGCGGCCATCATGCCGAATCCGTCTATCGGTTTTGCAACAAACGCATGGCCCGCCGCGTCTATGCAATCAAGGGCGCCCCTGGCGCGCGGCCGATCTGGCCCGCCCGTGCCGGCGCTTCCAAGAAATATAAAGGCACAAAGGTGTTTATACTCGGCGTCGACACCGCCAAGGATGCCATTTTCGCGCGATTGAAGGTCGCCGATCAAGGGCCTGGATATATTCATTTCCCAGTCACCAGTGACGCGAGCGGAGTTTTCGATCTAAAATACTTTCAACAGCTCACTTGTGAATACGTCAAAACCAAATTTATCCGAGGCCATGCCGTCCGCGAGTGGTTCAAGCCCGTTGGTGCGAGAAACGAAGCGTTTGATTTGATGGTGTATAATTTCGCTGCTTTGCACGCCCGGACTGTTCCTTGGGAGATTTTAGCCCGCGGCGCCCCAACGGAGCCGCCCCCAGAATCCATCATCGATGATATCAAATCGCCATCGTTCAAACCGAATACAATTGTAGCGCGACAACGGTCGCAAGTTAATCCGAGACATACTAGATTCAATGTGAGGGGCAGATGAGACAAAAACAAAAAGAAACCAACAAGATGAAAACCATCGAAATAAAATGCAGCGGTTCCGGCTTTGCCGAATTGGAAGATCTTGTACCACTTCAAGGCGATCTAAAAAGACTCGACGCCGATCGCTATAAAAAACTCAAACGCGCGTTGATTGAGCATGGCTTTTCTTTTCCGTTTTTCGTTTGGAAACATGAGGGCAAATTAAAACTCCTCGACGGCCATCAACGTGATCGCGTTCTACGCAGCATGAAAAATCAGGGCTACACAATCCCACCACTTCCGATCTGCACAATCGAAGCCGCCGACGAAATGGAGGCGCGCAAAAAAATTTTGCTATTAACGAGTCAATACGGCGCGATGACCGACGATACGTTTCTCACTTTTTTAAAGGAATCGGAAATAGATCTCGATGAGATATCCGACACGGTCGATCTGCCCCAGGTGAACGTCAATAAATTGTTGGATAAATTTATCGAAGAATTGCAACCAAAAAACGAGCAACAGGTTTTGGAATATCGTTATCAGGTCGTCGTTGATTGCAAGGATGAATCTCAACAATTAGAAATAATCGAAAAAATGGAAGAGGTCGGTTTGATATGCCACGCATTGACATTGTAAAAGAAATTAAAGTCTCAAAGAGTGGCCGCGCCCGACAGCTCGAGGGTCTCTTTGACGTCCCGCGGGTTGAAATGTCAAAGGTGGAATGGCACGGGAATTTGCCGATTGAGCAAGATCCTTGGTCAATCGGCCTTATTGTAGGACCATCTGGCTGCGGCAAATCTTCCATTCTTGAGCAGATATTCAGCAAACCCATCGATCTGCAATGGACACAACCGTCAGTGATTGATGATTTTGCAAAAGACAAAAAGATGACTGAGATCGGCGACGTTTGCCGGTCGGTCGGATTCAATACGATTCCATCATGGTTGCGGCCGTTTGCGGTGTTATCAAATGGCGAACGATTTCGGGTCGATCTTGCTCGCCGCTTGATTGAACAAGACCAAGTCATCGTGGATGAATTCACTAGCGTCGTGGATCGCCAGGTAGCGCAGATCGCCAGTCATGCGGTGCAGAAATATATCCGCAAACACAACAAAAGATTCGTCGCGGCGAGTTGTCATTACGACATCATCGATTGGTTGCAACCTGATTGGGTGTTCGAGCCATCCACAATGAAGTTTCAGCGGAGGTCTCTTCAACGACGCCCAAGTCTGGAAATTGCAATTTCTCGGGTGCCGTTTGAGGCCTGGCAATTATTCGCTCCGTTTCACTATTTAACCGCCGATCTTCATCGATCTGCACGATGTTTTGCTGCGTTTGTTAATGGCCGGATTGCCGCGTTTGCTGGGGTATTATATCGGCCGGTATCGCATGCAAGCGCCCGCGGATCGGCGCGGATCTATGGCGTTTCTCGTTTGGTGACGCTGCCGGATTGGCAAGGAATGGGCATCGGACCATTTATGACCGATGTGTTGGGTTCGGCCTACAAGGCCATCGGCGGGCGTCTAAACACTTATCCAGCCCATCCAGCGTTGATTCGGAGCTTTGCGATGTCGAAAAATTGGCGCATGTATAAGGAACCCGGCGCCAGCGGTGAAAACAATAGAAACAGCGTCGCCGTCGGCACTTTTGTCGGTAATTTTGGTAATCGGCCTTGCGCCAAATTTGAATATGTGGGCGCTGCTATGAGCGACAAAGACAAGGCGCAAAAATTGATTGAGGAGAAAAATTAAATGGAAGGTTACACATACAAACAATTCCAGATCGGTTCAAAATTCGTAACAGCGTGGCGCACAATCACCGAATTCGATGTTATGAATTTTGTAGTTACAACAGGGTTTATTGAACCCCTTTTTTTGGACGACGATTACATAGCACGCCGCAGTTTGTTTCGGAGACGCATTGCCCCGGGCGGATTAACCTTCGCACTCGCCGAAGGATTGGCGGTCCAGACTGGTATCATCCACGGCACCGGCCTTGCGTTTATGGGGATTGATAAAATGCGATTATCGAAACCCTGTGCGGTTGGTGACAGTATTCGCGTCGAGATAGAAATAATCAGCAAACAAGGTTACATGGGCAACAAAGAGGGCGGCGCGGTCACATTTCGACATTTGGTTAAAAATCGCGCCGGAGTAACAGTTATGGATTATAACATCCAGCGGCTGATCAGTTTGGCACCGTTCGTTGATGGTGGTCCCGCTCATATAGAAGATTGGCCGATCCCCTAATAATCCACAATTCTCAATAATTATCTAATCGGATAACCCTCGAATTGAATCGGGGATGGCGAAAACCCTTATATTTCAATGGTTTAGCCATCCCTTAGAAGATTGGCCGATCCCCTAATAATCCACAATTCTCAATAATTATCTAATCGGATAACCCTCGAATTGAATCGGGGATGGCGAAAACCCTTATATTTCAATGGTTTAGCCATCCCTATTTTTTTTTTCTTTTTTTCCTTTTTCTAGTTGACACCTAATCCTAGTACAATTATATTGCAATTCATCAACGGAACAAAGGAGCAGAAAATGACACGTCGATTCGGAATAGAACTGGAACATATTAACAGCCGATCCCATGGACTAATTGTCGTCGGATTGCGCGACGCTGGCGTAACTGTCGACGATAGCGCGACCGGAATGTATCGCAGCCGTGGCTGGAATGGATGGCAGGTTAAGCACGATTGTTCAATCGTCCAGACCCGAACCCATCCGCATCAAATAGAACTCGTTTCGCCGCCGCTCCCCTTTAATGACGCTGGGAAGGAATCTGTGCAAAAGGCAGTTTCCGTCGTCGCCAGTACCGGGAAAGTCAATCGCAGCTGTGGTTTTCATGTCCACGTCGAAGCCCGCGATCTCAATAATGAACAGATCGAGCGACTTTCGCGATCGTTTAAGACATGGCGTAAAGTTTTGATGTCCTACGTTTCAATTTCGCGCCGGAATAATCGTTTCTGCAAACCAACGACTTCGAGAAATGACCGTTACGTTGCTTTAAACATGGTTCCGTTGACAACTCATGGCACCGTCGAATTTCGGCTTCATCAAGGAACTTTGAACGCGGATAAGATTCTCGCCTTCGTCGCCCTATGTGTAAACCTTGTGGAGTCCGCTAAATCGAATCGACAGATCGATAATGTCGAAAAAAACCCTGCTTCTTGCGGCACCGATCGTTTAATTAAACATTTTGACGGCATCGATTATGTCGTAGAACGTCACGGTAACGGTTGGAAGTTCAATGACATTATCTACGATTCTCTAACCGCTGTCGCTAATGTGATTCGCAATAAACGCAGCAATGGCCCACGATTTTTCGGCTATCCGATGACTGGCAACGCGATGGATCAATTATGCCGCGACATCGGACTCGCTGAAGATTATCGAGAATTTCTCGCGAGAACCTATGATCGTGCCGTAACTCAATGGGGATATTTCAACGACTAAAATGGAGGTCTAAGATGTGCGGAATAGCAGGAATTATTGACATAAAGAAATCGAATCGATTGAACACGGTGGACTTGTCGAAGGAATTGCTTTTGGCAATCGAGAGACGCGGTCGGCATGCGACAGGGTATGCCTATATCGACGACGGCGCCACCGAGCTCGTCAAAGCCGATATCAGCGCCCGCGATTTTGTGAAAGTCGCGCCGATGTTTACTGACGAATTTACTGTGCGCCCACGGGCAATTTTGTTGCATACGCGCTATGCAACACAAGGATCGCCGTCGATTAATCAAAACAACCATCCAATTCATAGCAAGGTGTCAGGATTAACGCTGATCCATAACGGCTGGTTGACTAACGAGGCCAAGATCCTAAGCAAATACAACTTAACAAAAGACGCCGCTGTGGATAGTGAAACCGTATTGCGGCTAATTGAGTTTTTTATCGAAAAAAAGAAAAAGCGGATCATCACCGCAATTCGTTTAGCCATGAAGGAATTACGCGGCGTGTTTGCCTGTGCATTAATTTCTGCAAAATATCCCGACACAGTATGGCTGTGGCGTAGCGGCAATCCGCTACATACTTACAGCTGTGAAACTACCGGGGCCTTTGTTTTCGCGTCGACATTCGATTTACTTTATCAGGCTATCGACGGGGCTGATATGACTGGTGGCCGCTACGTTGAATTCGCTGATCACAAGGTCGCCGTCCTGACCGTTAAACAGGAAAAACTCAAGATCGAAATCGGCGATCTCGTCGCGCGTCCACGGCCGGAACGTAAAAAGACAACACGAAAACCGATCCAGCGCAGTTTATGGGAATTGCCATCTAAACGCGCCGACGACAAGATCAAGCCAGTGCATTTTGACTGCCCCCGCTGCCGCCGTGATATCGAGAGCATGGGCGGTCATATTGGTTTTTGTTTAACATGTAAACATTATTACGACGTGCCGGACGCTCAAAACGAGACCGCCGCCGCATGGGAGGCATGGAAGGAGCAGGGCAAAAAAATCGATCAATTAGAAATCGACGCCGCGCTGATCCATGCAAATCTGGCTCGTAAAAATAATAAGATCAATTAATAACGGGCGCAACTCCGGCCTGCCAGTCGGCCGGAGTTGCGGTGCCGAAGCGCCGCCCGAAAAGGTTTTAATTTAACGTGCACAACCAACGAGGGGATGAAAATGGAAAAACGAAAATCAGCCAACGAATTAAAAAAATGTCCACGCCACGAATGGCGCAAAAAATCTTACACGCCGTACCATGAGTGCCTAGTGTGCGGCAAACGCAAGTCCGACAAACTAAAATAAGGCAGATGTAATTGAATTAGAATTCATGTATAACAAAACCATCATGGATATAATCTTAAAAATCAATGGTCGCAAGATCATAAAGGGCCGCACCGCCGCCGAGATTGTCGCCAGCCTAATCGACCTGCAATGGCCGAAACCGGACGGGACAACTATTGATGTCGTAGAATATATGCAAGACGCGGCTTGGCGGGCAAAGCAACAACACGGCGCGATAGTGCGGACCGATACGCCTGACAATTTTATCGACGATCTCGTCAAGGCTGGGGTATTAGAGAGAGCGCAACAATGAAAGCCATTTCAATTAGGCAACCATGGATTGATTTAATTTTACAAGGCCGGAAAACCATCGAAGTTAGACGATGGCCGACAAAACACCGCGGGAGAATCGCTCTTCATGCAGCTTATAATTTCGATTATAAGGGCATCAAGCATCATGGTATTGATAAAGCCCAGCTGCGTAATAGCGCGATTCTCGGCACGGTCGATATCGTCGACATGATTGAATTTGATCGGATCAGCTGGCGCAAGTTCGTTGATCAGCATCTATCCTACATCGAGACATGGGACCGGATGACTTGCCGCTATGGGTTCGTTTTAACCAACGCGCGCCGATTAGACGAACCGCGCGCCATGAATGGGGCGTCGTTTCTATTTGAGATCGGGGAATTATAGATATGAAAATCGTTAATCGTACTGATAAAAAAACCATCGTTCAATTTCGTCAATTTCATCGTCCAGAAAACGGCGGCAACATGGAGCTAACCAGTTCAAAGACGATCACTATTCACGATGCCGAATTAATCGACGAACTTTATAATCTTATCATAAAAGAGGTCGGCCTTCGGGAAAATCGGGAGCGGCAGGCAGATTAGTTGTTTTTATTAGCCGGTTATTTTCTATTGCCGCGATTGGCGCCGCTGCCAGTACATCTTGCATTTTTTGACGTTTCCGCTTATTTTGAAGACTGCGATTTCCCAGCTACCACGCTGACGGGCGGGCGGCCGGGCCGTCTAATTACTCCGATAAAAGAGCCAACCCGCCCGCGGCGGTATTGGCTTTTTTATTTTTTGGAGTCTGATTTGCCTATCGCTTGGACCCAAGACGACCTCGACAAGATCAAGTGCGCTATTCTTAAAAAAGCCACCGGTCAACGGCTAACCTCGATCGATCTCGGCGGCCGCCTTGAGGCTTTCGCGGACGTCAGCCTTGAGGGGCTGCGCGCCCTAGCCGACGAGATCGCCGGGGCGATCAGCTCGTCGACCCGCCCGCGCGTCTACCGCGCCCGCTACGACAAAGGACTTTAATGCTCGAAGCCCTCAAAAAGCGTCTCGATAAATACTTTCGCCCGCGCGCCGCCTATGATGCCGGTGCCGCCGGCCGTCGCCTTGGCCGCTGGCAACCCGGCATGATCGGACCAAACGCGGCGGTCGTGAACGACGTCGAGCAGATCCGCGCCCGCGCTCGCGATCTGGTGCGTAACAATCCATGGATCAGCCGCGGCATCAAGAGCTGGGAGGCCAACGAAATCGGCTGCGGCGTGACCATGAAATCGGCCGCCCCAGATGATACCTTCCGCGCCGCCGTCGACGCCCTATGGAAAAAACAGTCGGCCTATATGGACGCCGACGGCTTATTCGATATCAACGGCATGATCCGGCTCGCCGTCCGCACCCGCCGTGCTGGCGGTGAAATCTTTATCCGGCGCCGCCCGCGGCTGCTGAGCGACGGTTTGCCGGTGCCGATCCAATATCAGCTTTTGGAACCAGAGTTTTGCCCGGTCGGTTATACCGATCCCGGCGCCCGTATTTATGCCGGGGTAGAGTTCAACGCGATCGGCAAGCGCACCGCTTATTGGATGTACCGCAGCCATCCCGGCGACGGGGTCATGTTCGGCGGCCTATCCGCGCTCAATCTAACCGCCGTCCCGGCGGCAGCCATCCTGCACCACTACGACCCGCTCCGCCCGGGCCAGATCCGCGGCATGCCGGCGGTCGTCCAAGCAATGATCAAGGCCAAGGATTTCGACGAGTACGACGACGCGGAGCTGGTGCGCAAAAAGTCACGGGCCGGCTTTACCGGAGCCGTCACCCGGCCGCAATGGAGCGACGAAGATTTTGCTTTCGATCCGATGACTGGTCTGCCGATCGAAAAAGATTCTAGCGGCGTGCCGATTACCGATATTCAATCTGGCTCGTTTGTTTCATTACTGCCCGGCGAGGACGTCAAGCTATTCGAGGGTGACAATACCGGCGGCGGATATAAGGATTTCGTTCGTCAACAATTGCTGGGAATCGGCGCAGGGCAAGACGTCCCATACGAGTTTATTAGCTGGGATTTTTCCCAGCTCAACGACCGCACGTTGCGCGTCGTCTTAGCCGAGTACCATCGGATCATCGAGCAGGATCGCTGGCTCTTGACTATTCCCCAGGTCTGTCTGCCGATCTGGCGCGATTTTATTGACTATGCTGTTATCAGCGGTGCGCTAAGCGCGCCCGCGGACTACGCCGCGCGCCGCGAGGAGTACACAGCCGTCGAGTGCCATCCCGAGGGCTGGCCCTATTTGCATGAGCTACAAGACGCCAACGCCGACGTCGTCCGGCTAAAAGCCGGTTTAACCAGTCGGAAGCGCGTGTTAAGCGGCGGCGGCGAGGACGTCACGGAGATCGACAAAGAGCGCGCAGAGGACGCCGCCCGCTCGCGCAGTCTCGGTCTCACCGACGATTTTGGTTCAGACGCCGCGCCGGCCGCCGATCCCGAACCAAACGACGACCTCAACAATGACCCCGCCGAGGCGAACAATTAATGCCCAGGATCGATAAACGCAGCTATCGCCTCGATGAAGCTGCCCGAGAATTCGGTTGCAGCCGTCGCACCGTCGAGCGGCTGATCGAGCGCGGCGATCTGCGAGCCTTCAAGGTTGGCCGCCTGACCCGTATTCACTATACCCAGATAGAGTCATTTCCCGCCTCGCAAAATAATTCCGGTCACACTACGACAGATCACGACAAGCGGCGCCGCTAGTTATTGCCGCCCGCCTTCGTTCTACCTACTCTGCAAAAATAAGCCAGCGGCTTTTTCTTTTGCGGAGGTCGATTTTGAAAACTTGGTATGCGATCAAAGCGCAAAGCGACGGCGAGGCGGTCATCGACATTTTCGATTCGATCGGCTACTGGGGCATTAACGCCCAAGATTTTATCCGCGACTTAAAACAGCTCGGCGATCAGATCAGCCAGATCCGCGTGCGTATCAATAGCGACGGCGGCGAGGTTTTCGACGGCATCGCTATCTATAACGCGCTGAAAAACCATCGTGCCAACGTGACAGTCGAAGTCTACGGACTAGCCGCCTCGATCGCATCGATCATCGCCATGGCTGGCGATAAAGTTATCATGCCGGCTAATACGTTTCTCTTCATCCATGATCCGTTGGCGGTCGTTATCGGCGATGCCGCCGAAATGCGCGATATGGCCGACAGCCTGGACAAGATCGCCGGCGCGCTACAGTCAACCTACATGATCAAGACCGGCAAAAGCGCCGAAGAGGTCCAAACCTGGATGAACGGCGACACATGGTTCACCGCCGCCGAGGCACTTGACGCCGGTCTTGCCGACGAAGTGATAGACGCCGTTAAGCTGGCTGCCAAGGCTGACAGCGCGTTTTTTGCCAAAGCGCCGCAAGCTATTCGTAACGCCTTCCAGTCGTCCACTGATGTTTCAGTCTCGCCGCCCGCCGCCAACTCGGCGGCCAGCGCCGGCCCGACCATTGAGTTAGTCGACGTCGACGCCGATACGCTGCGCGCCGAGGGCGCCGCCATTGTCAAATTATGCGCGAGTAACGGTCTGCCTGAGATGGCCGCCGAATTTATCGCGGCGGGCAAACGGCTCGCCGACGTGCAAAAGCGTTTCCGCCATGCCGTCGATATTCGTAACCAATGCGTCGCCGCCGGTATGCCCGAGCGCGCCGCCAAATATATCCAAGCCGACCTCGACCCAGAGGATGTCAGTAAGAGTCTCTTGGCGATCAAAGCCGCTTTAGATACAGCCGACATCGACAATAAACAGCGCACCGACAAGGCCACAGGTGGTTTGCCGAGCTTTGATCCGGCCGCTATCCGCAACCGCTATCGAGACCGAGAGCGAAATTTTGGGAGGATATAATCTATGAGCGCAGTCACCGAAAAAGTAAAAGCCGGGTTAATTTTGTCCGAACTCCCCGGCCATCAATCGCGGGAGAACGTAACTATCGCCAGCGGCCAGGATCTGGCTTTTGGCACCGTCGTCGGTAAGGTCACCGCCAGCGGCAAATATATCGCCTATGACGACGACAATAGCGACGGCTCCGAGACCGCCGCGGGCGTTTTAGTCGGCGGCGATATCGACGCGAGCGGCGGCGACAAAGCCGGCGTTATCATCGTTAAAGACGCCGAGCTAAACCCTGACCTTTTGGTCTGGGCGACCACCAACGACGCCACCGATATCACCAACGGCAAGGCAGATCTGGTCACTCTCGGAATCAAGTTGCGCGACGGCATTTGAGGTTCGGTTTCGACAGCCCGCTAAGTAACCAATTTGGTTAAAAACCATAGGAGACAGCAGACATGGACATTCTCGACGTATTCAAAGACATTTTTTCGATGGCGGCGCTGACCGATGCGATCAGTCATGCCGACTACATCCCGGGCCGTATCGGTCAGATGGGCTTGTTTACCGAAAGCGGCATCGCATCGCGCACCGCGATCATCGAAGAAAATCACCAAACGCTCAGCCTGGTGCCGACCGCGCCTTTTGGCGGCGTGCCGACGCCTAACACTACCGACGCTCGCAAGGCCCGGCCGTTTGTCGTGCCGCATATTCCGATGATGGATTCGATCAACGCCGAGGAGATCCAAGACGTTCGCGCCTATGCCCAAGGAATGGACCCTTCCGCCGCGCGCATGAGCGTTCAAGCGATGATCGACAACAAACTGGCATCGATGCAAGCGAAGCTGCAAGCAACGCTCGAATATCATCGAGTCGGCGCCATCAAGGGCGTTATCTATGACGCCGATGGCACCACCGCGATCTACAACCTTTTCACCGAGTTCGGCGTCACCCAGCAGGAATACAACATGGTGCTCGGCACCGCTGGGACTAACGTGTTGGGTAAGATTCGCGCGGCGCAACGGCTATCGCTCAGCGCTCTCGGAAATGCCGGGTTTACCGGTTGGCGCGCTCTGTGCGGCGATACCTTTTTTGACCAATTTATCAGCCATGCCAAGGTCGAGGACAAATATCTAAGCAGCGCCGACAATCGGCTGCTGCGTGAGCCCGATCTCGCCTACGGCGCCATCGCCTTCGGCGGCGTGGTTTGGGAAAACTACCGCGGCTCGGTTGGCGGCGTCGATTTCATCGAGTCGGAAAAAGCCTATCTATTCCCGACCGGTGTCAATGGGCTATTCATTCAAAAAGACGGCCCGAGCGATTATATCGACCGCGTCAACCAGATCCCCAGCGCAACAGGACTGCCGATCGAAGTGCGCAGCGAAATGAAGCCGATGGGCAAGGGCGTGGATTTGGAAGCCCAAATGAACCCGCTATGTTTATGCACTAAGCCGCGGGTCGTGATTCGGCTCGACAACGGCGCCGCGTCATAAGCCGGGAGCGACTGACTAAATACACCGGGGGAGAGTAGGGGAGCCCCACCTTCCCAACTCTCCCCCGATTTTTTTATGGACACCCAAACAATCATCGATAATCAAATCAGCTCGCCCGCCATCCAGGCGCGCGAGCCGTTGACCATCGTCGCCTTTTTATGGCGTCACGGCCAGGGGCGGCAGCAATTTTTGCCCCAGCATGCCAACACCTGGGCGCGTATGATTGATCGCTGTCTCAACCGCGAACATCGCATCGTTTTAGTCACCGACCAGCTCGACGCTGATTATGATCCGCTGATAAAGACCGTGCCGCTGTGGCAGGACTGGCGAATCCTTAATAACCCAACTTGGAGCGATCGGTCGGCATGTTACCCGCGGCTGAAATTATTTGCCGCCGATGCCGCGGCGACATTCGGCGAGTGGATCGTTTGCATGGATCTCGATTGTATTGCCACCGATTGGCTCGATCCGCTGTTCGATCGCGACGAGGATTTCGTTATCCTGCGCCGCGATCCGGTGCGCGCCGACGAGGCGCCGAGCACCTATCAAGGCGCGCTCTGGATGTTACGCGCCGGCGCTCGTCCGCAGGTCTGGGACGATTTCCATGGTCGGCTATCGGTCGACGCGGCGCGGAAATATCTCGGCAGCGATCAAGCGTGGCTGCGCCATTGCCTCGGCCCCGATGAGGCTGGCTGGAGCGCCGCTGATGGCGTCTACTGCACGCGCAATCTGAACCCATACGATCAGGCGCCGCCCGCCAACGCCCGGCTTATTTTTTTCAACAACGGCGCTAAGCCATGGGATTACGGCCGCACCGGCAATTGTCGCGAGTGCCGCCGCCCGATCAGCACCGCGCTGCGCGTGCGCTGTCCGCATTGCAAAACGATCAACATCCAGCCGCCCCAGGGCTGGATTAAGGACTATTGGCAGTGATCAGCGTCGTTACATGGAAATGGACCGAGCCCAAATCACCGCGCAAGTTTACCAGCCATCACGTCAATGTACTGCGCGCCATGGTCGCGCGCTGGTACGACCGGCCGCACCGCTTTGTTTGCGTCACCGACGATCCGACCGGTCTCGACCCACGCATCGAATCGATTGCCATGCCGGTAGATTTTTCCGGCGTCGCGAGCCCGCAGGGTGGACGCTTCCCGAGCTGCTATCGGCGCTTGTGGAATTTTTCACCCGAGGCCGCGGCGGCCCTCGGCCAGCAGATTTTGCAGATCGATATCGACGTCGTGATTTGCGGGCCGCTCGCGCCATTGCTCGAGCGCACCGAGGATTTCGTCGGCTGGTGCGAGTTACGCTTTGGCTGGCACAAGATCGCCGGCGGCATCTATCTACTGCGCACCGGTGCGCTGCCGCATATATGGCAGGACTTCGATCCATTGCTTTCGCCGGCGCTCGCCTACCGCGCCGGTTATTTGGGCAGCGACCAAGGATGGATGAGCTTCCGGCTTTACCCGCCGGCGGGCCAATGGAGTCAGGCCGACGGCTTGACCAAACTGAAATGGTTAATCCCGGGTCGGCGAGCGCCGACCGAGGCGAAGGTCGTTTTTACCAGCGGCCTTACTCCGCCTTGGGAGCCTAACCAGCAGGCAATGTACCCATGGATCAAGGATCACTGGCGGCTATGACGAGCCACAAGATTTTTCTCGACGTCGGCGCCAACGGCGGGCAGACTGTCGCCGCGGCGCTGGATTGGGATTTCGACGATATTTATGCGTTCGAGCCGTCCAGCTATTGTTGGCGCCGGCTCAAACGATTTGCCCGTCTCGATACCCGAGTTCACGTCAAACGATTCGGCCTTTGGAATCAGAGCGGAGAACAAACGATTTATAGCCCAGAAACCAAGGGCGGCAGCTTATGGCGTAAAGACAATTGCACATCGAACATCACTGAGCGATGCCAATTCCGCCGCGCTAGTGACTGGTTTGCCGCCGCTATTAGGCCCGGCGATATGGTCGTTATGAAACTCAACGTCGAGGGGGCGGAGTGCGATATCGTCGACGATTTACTCGACAGCGGCCAATTCGACAAGGTCGATTTTGCGATGATCGATTTCGACGTCCGCAAGATCGCCGCGCAGCGCCATCGCGAGGCCGACACCAGGGCGCGTTTGGCGGCGTTCGGCTTTCCGCGCATCGCCACCGCCGATCGAGTTATGGTCGGCGTCACGCATCGAGCGCGCATTGATAATTGGCTCACCATGATCGCGACGGCGGCTGGTATCACCCGACAAACCATCGCGGAGGCGGCCGCGCTATGAAGCTCGAGACCTTCACGCTGATCGTGCCGTATTATCGCAACTGCGCGATGCTGCGGCGCCAGATCGAAGAGTGGGAGCGCTATCCCGAGGCGGTCAAGATCATTTGCGTCGACGACGGCAGCCCCGAGCCGGCGCTGCCGATCATCGAGGAGCACGCCAGCGCGGCGTTGCTCAAGCGCGTTTCCCTATATCGCATCACCGTCGATATACCGTGGAACCGCGAAGAGGCCCGCAATATCGGCGCTAAGATGGCCGGCACCGATTGGATTCTCCAAGTCGACATCGATCACATTTTACCCGCCGACGCGGCCAGCGCGCTACTCGCAACAGACGTGCACCATAAACATTGGTATCGTTTTAGCCGGTTTCGTCGCGGTGCGGCCGACGACACGCGCAAGAAAGACGCGCTTCCACCGACCGCCGACTACGGCCAGATTCATCCGCATGTCGACTCCTATTTGGTCCGAAAAAAAGTCTATTGGAAAACCGGCGGGTATGACGAGGACTATGCCGGCGTGCTCGGCGGCGGCGGCGAGTTTTTGCGGCGGCTGTCAGAAATCGCCCCGCTGGAAAATTTCGCGCCGCCGATCCGCCTTGAGGTTTACACCCGGGGCGTGATCGCCGATGCCAGCGACTGGTCGTTATCCCGCGACTCGTCGAATTACGGCAAACGCCGCAGGGCCAAAGAGGCCGTCGCCGACACCGAGCCGAAACAACCGTTTCGTTATCCCTACGAGCGCCAGGAATTGAGCAAATATCCAGATGTCGCCGGCGAATTCGACACCGTCGATGCGTTGCTCAACGGCAAATCCATTGCCAGATTCGGCGACGGTGAATTGAAAATTATTGACGGCGCCGGATATTCGCGCGAGCCTGCCAACGCCGCGCTCGGCGCGGAGCTGGCGCAAATACTGCGCTCGCCCGCGCCGGGGTGTCTGGTCGGCGTCCCAACTCTTGATCCGCGCGGCCCTAAATATAGCAATTGGCGGCGCCATCGCGCCCGCTTTGCCGAGCATTTAGCCGCCGATCAGGTTTATCACAGCGCGTTTATCAGCCGCCCCGATTCGGCGCCATGGATTTATGCGTTTGAATACGCGGCCGCTATCGCCGGATTGTGGCGCGATCGCCATGCTGCGGTTCTGTGCGAGCCGGATAATAGTATTTTAAAGGTGGTACGGTTGAGCGCCGCCAAGGTCACCCATATCGCGTGCCCACACCAGCTCGCCTATGCGCAAATCGACCAGCTCAAGGCTAAGATTTTGGCCGCCGGTGCCTGCGTGGCGATCTTGTCGTGCGGCCCGACCGCGACTTGTCTCGCCAACCGGCTCGACGCAGCCGGCCTGCAAGCTATTGATATCGGCTCGGCCGGTGGGTTTCTGTTGAAATTATTGGCCGGTAAACATCCCGCTTGGCAGCCGCAAAGCGAGCATTTCAACGCTGCGGAGGTCGCCTAATGGCCGTTCAATTCAAGATAAGCGCCGATACCGCCGCCCTTGGCCGCAAGCTCGAAGATCGCTTTATCAAACGCGGCCCGCGAGCCGCCGTCGCTGGTATTAACCGCGTTGCCCGCAGCGCCATGACGCTTGCGGTGCGCGAGATCCAAGCCGATGTCGGCACAAGTTCGCAAAAAACTATCCGGCGAAATCTCAGCGTCAAGCCGGCCAACGGTGCAAACCCCGAGGCGATGCTGATTGCCCGCTCGGCGAAAAAAGAGCGAATACCGATCTTTGAAATTCGCCCTAATCCGCGCAGCGTCACCAAGCGCCGACCGCCAGGCGGCGTGAGGTACGGTGCCAACGGTAAACTTATCCCCGGATCGTTCATCGCCCAAATGAAGAGCGGCCACATAGGCGTTTACAAACGCATCGACGACAAACGCATACCGATCGCCGAAAAGTTCGGGCCATCCGTTGCGCGGGTTTTCAGCCGAAAAAAAATACTGGCTAAGATTAGCGAATTCATCCGCGCAAAGCTGCCCGAGGAAATCAACCGGGCGATGAGGTTTACCTGATGGCGGAGAAGCGCGACCAGATCCGCGATTATGTGCTGGATATGCTGCGTGGCGTCGACAGCATTGCAACCGTCAAATACGGCACCGTCGAGCCGCGGCACGAAAACAAGCCGGTGGCGGCGTTGATCCCGAGGATGGACGACAAGAGCCGCGCTTCAAAGACCCATGACAGCCGCGACTGGGATGTGATGATCAGGCTGGTCGTCGATGATCAGGCGGACGCCGCCGGCATCGAGCTCG